TTGACTCAAAATAAGGTACAACTTTAGGAATAGTAAATGAGTCAGGTATTATAGAAACTGGACTACCTACATTATGAGAAACACCTGAAATACCTCTATTTGCTTTTATTATTTTCTCATTTGGGAAGATTTCTAAAACTTGCATTGTTTCAGAACCAACTGTAATACTATTACCTACACCTAAAGACTCAGGAACTGATGTAACATACAATTCACTTGCACTTGGTAGAGATCCAACTGTAGGTACTGATGCGATTAATTGAGTACTTGCTGTTACTATACCAATTTGATATCGGCCATTTACTTGAGTTAGAACTGTAGATAATCCAGAAATAACAACATCATCACGACTAACTAAAGGATGTTGAGGTAAAATATTAACTTGTACATTCTCAGGATTCCAAGTCAATATTGTATTACCAAAATCTGTAACTGCAGTTTGTATATCAACAATCTCTTTACCCTTCAAGGAAGAAATTTTACTTGATAAACCTTCACCACCACTATCAGTTTCATCAAATATTAACTTCTCATTCATTGAATAATTATCACCAGCAGTAACAATATTCAATTCATCAATGGTTCCTGATGTAACTGATTCTATTATTGCTTTCTGATTAGAAATTTCATTAGTTTCAATAATAAAGTCATTATCAATATCTTTTTCAGCAACTCTATATGGAAATGTATTTCTAAGTAGATTATTTGTCGCATAATCATAATCTTGTGATAAAACTTGATCTACTGGAACAGATCTAAAACTATTACCTATAAAATATGGGAAATCTGGTTTATTTTGATTACTACTATCTTTTATAGTTGCATAATATGCATAAATTCCATTTGGAAATTCAGGTGTTTTTGCAAAACGACCATTATTAATATCTAAATCACCAGAATCATCAAATTTATGATCTTCTACAAAGAATCCCTCTGAAAATACACTAGTCGAAGGTCTATCTTCTACTGTAGAAGCGTCTAATGTATAACCACTACTTATTCTTGTTGCAAATGAGTTTGCATCCTGAGGATTTGAATAACCAAAAGGCCCATAAATTGGATTTCCATCATAAGCCCATCCAATAATTTTAGAAGCAACTGTAATACCTATACCAACTTCACCAAATGATGTTCTGTAAGTTTCACCATATCCAACAACTGCATATTTTAACTTATCGTTACTCTCTACAAATAATTCATTTTCTTCATATTTTTGAACCATGTCTATAGTTAATGGTCTAACATTAACATCAACGTTTGCACCATCACCAGCAGCAACTACTGTTAGTTTAGTTGATGCTGCAGAGTACCCAATACCTGCACTAACAACCTGAACCCCTGTTATTCTATTATTGGTTATAATTGGTCTTAATTTAGCACCAGATCCTGCATTTGTTTCATCAACTAGGTTTAAATCAGGTGTTGAATAATAATCAACTCCACCATAGTTAATATCAACACTTACAACTCTACCATTAATAACATTTGGTTTTAATGATGCATTTCTACCATTTTGTATTGATACTGTTGGTTTCTTTTCAAAGTTAATGATAGTTGAACCATACCCAGTACCAGTTTCATACAAATAAGCATCAATAATACTACCCCTAACTGTAGGAGTAAGTATCATCTCTTCAACTACTTGTGTAGCAGTACCAAATCCAACAGGAGTATATTTTAATGATACTGAAACATCTGGATATTTGAAGACTTGGAATCCTTGTCCTGAATAATCAAATTTAACAAAATTACCTCTATCAAAATTAATAGGATCTGTTCCAGCAATACCAGCATTAGCTAACCTAAATGAATGATCATCAAGTTTAAGAACCTGATAATAATTCGCAGTTGTTGTGATACCTGTAGTTGTAGTTAATCCAGTAATTATTTCTGGAGTTGATGTACCAGCACCTGCAGCAGTTGTATATTCAACTATATCACCATTACCAAATCCATGATTTTCAAATATTACTTTATTGTATTGTGTAGAAATTCCTGCAGGTTTAACATATAATTTTCTATTAGTTAATGTTCCACCATCTATAACTTCAATAGCACCAACTGATTTTTGATTAGGTAAAGTAGAAAATTTATGTGTACCAGCAGTATTAGAAACACCTAAACCAACTACATTACTTCTATTAATAGCACTTAAAGCACTTTCATATAATTTAATTGTTCTATTATTAATTACTTCTACAAAGTAAGAACCATATTAACTAGAGTATCAGTTCCAACCCCAACCCCGATACCTTCATTCCCATTGGATTTATAGATTACTTCCTGAGCATTTTGTAAATTATGATTAGTTAAGAATGTAATAGTATTAGCAGTTTCATCAACTCCACCAGCAAAAACTGTTTGTCTACCATCAAATTCAATTTCTCTTGATTTAAGAATAATTATTGGTTCAAGAACTGCAGTACCATTACCACCAAGAACATCAATACTTTGAACTTCTGTAATATCAAATCCTTGAGGATCAATAAAAACTTTAGTAACAGAACCTTGTACTACTGGTTGCACTAAAGCATCTGTACCTACACCAGAACTAATATGTATATTTGGTGGTCTAACAACATCATAATTGTTACCAGAAGTAACAACAGTTGCAGATTTTAATGGGCCATAATAAACTTTATCTTCAGATTTATAGTTAATAATCTCTACACCATTAATTAACATACCAGTTGCACCTGGTTCTGTTAATGTTTGATCTGCTCTATTTGAAGATGATGTTAATGGAAACTTCTTAAGTGTTTTTTGTGCTGCTATTTCTTCAGATCTTTGAGAATTTAATATAAATTTATGATCACCAGCAACAGATTTTAATGGAATATAAGTAGCACTTTCAATAGATGCTCTAGATCCATATACTCTAATCTTCTTTTTATCACTAGAAACAATTTCACAGTAATATCTACCAGTTTCTAATCCAACATAATGAGTACCAGATGGTTTATAATAGATTTCATCACCTGTAAAGAAAGGAACAGGTTCACCAAATGAAACAACACTATACTGATCTAATGTATTTGGTACTAAACTATCTAATCCAGTAGCTGTTGCAGACTTAACATCAGTGGTTATAACATTTAAAAAGTCGGTAGTAACACCAGTTCTTCCAGATGGAAGTGAATTTGATGCATAATATGCTTCAGTTTCATCTTTAATGTATAAATTTGATGTATCTGTAATAATATTATCAACTTCTAAAGGAACTGCAGTACTTTTTGCATAATTTAGTTTTCTTCTAAGGTCAATTGCACCTTCTACAGATAAAGAATCTGATAATTGAACAGTATCATCACCAGTTATTTGTAAAATTGAACTTTCTAAGTTTCCATTATTAAATGCTACAACATTATTTGACCTATTACGAACAACTTCAACTATATCACCCTTCTTTAGACTAGATTTATCAATTTTTGACTTAGTAGTAAAGGTACTTGCACTGTTAAATGACTGTCCTTCAAGAAAATATCTACAACTTGTGTTATAAATCCATGAATTTGCAAAAACTTGCTTAAATGTTGCGTTTGTTGCTGGATTTTGTATGAAATCTCCAACATTTTTAACTGAAATTGTCTCACCTTCATTAATATTCAGGTTTGTAGAGACCTGTTCAAAGTCTGAAAGTACACCAGTAAGTCTTAATTCTACTTTTTTAGTACTATCTCCATCTTCATAACCATAATAAGTGTTATTACTTCTTATTTCATCTGATTTTTTAATAGAAACACCTATTCCAGTGCATCCAAAGAACTGGTTAACACTCTTACTTGTGTAATTAATAGATGTATTACCAAGAGATATTATAGTTCCAGTCTGGCCAAACCCCACAGTTGAATCAACACTAAGGACTGATGAACCAATACTTACATTATCAAGACATCTAGTTGCTTGTGTAATATCAAAATCACCTTGAATTGTAGAATCGGAGTCATCAAAACCAATGAAAAGTGATAATTTATAGTAATTTTGAATAGTTGTTAGTGCAACACCAACTCTACTAAATCCTTCAACTTCAGATATTGAAGCACTAGTATTAACATCTGATGTTTTGAAGAGTGTTTGACCTGCTAATTTGGTAACATCACCACTAAGAGCCTCAGCAATTACAACTTCTCTTCTAACATAATTTGCTGCAGATGGTTTTAATAAATATTCTTCTAAATTTACAACTTTTGGTGTTTCGTTATAAAGTGCATTAAATAAAATTCTGAATGATTCGTCTGTTCCTTTAGCGTTATATAATGCTCTTGCTTCTTTTATAAACGTACCTGCATTCAAATTTGGATCAAAATCAACATTTTCTAACCCTGGAGTAAGAGAATACTTAAGTTTTTTGTAAAATTCTTGTAAAAATAGAGAACTTAAGTTTTGTACGTAAGATCCTGATAGATGATCTGCAGTAGTAGAGGTGGAAAATGTTAATTCTTCTTGATTTAACTCTTGATGATAACTTGTAATACCACTAAAACCACGTTTAACACCTGTAAAACTATTAGTTGTTACACCAGTATAAGTTATAATCTCATCATTAATCTTTAATAAACCCCATTCATTAGGAAATCCCTTTGTACTGGAAACAGGAATTGTATCACTATCTGTGCTAATTCCAGTAGAAAGGGTTGTTGATCCAACAACAACATCTGGGGTTAAATTATCTAATTTTAAATACTGATCTAAATTATCAGAGATGTCAATATTACCTCCCTGATATTCTTGAGAAATATAATATTGCTTTAAAAAATCTACTGCACGAGGACTTTCACTCAATACATATTCGGGCAGCTGATTTTCAATGATTTGTTGAACCTTTACTTTCGGTTCAATGCCAGTTTGAATCATATTTCGATTACTCGCGTATTAATTTTCCGTTTAGATAACTTGAAGTATAGAAGTCCTTAATAAAGCTAGTTCCAGTAATTTCATCACCTGAACTTATCACATCCCTAACCATATTTATTGTACTTTTTGAAAGACTAAAATTGAGATATAGTTCCTTTAATCCAACTACATCATTGGATTCTGGGATTGCTTGTACTTCCACAACACCACTATTATTAAGTGTTGATGTAATATTTACTGTAGTGAGAAGAATTTCTCCTTTCATATAATCTACTGTTCCAGCTGAACCTATAACAGTATTTACAGTTCCATCATCTAATATTTCCACAATAGAGATAACACCCGTCTTCAAATCTGAATTAGGAGTATCTGTAAGGTAAACAGTTCTAATATTATTAGATATTGTAAATCCAGTAGACTTGATATTCATTCCTGCTGCGTTTACATGGAATTGATTACCATAACATAGTTCATATTGAGCAAATTGGTTAATTGCTGCCTTTAAATCCCTTCTAATACGTACACGTGTGATATTAGAGGTAATAGCAGTATCAGTACTATCAATTACTTGCTGTACTTTACTATATTTGAATCTACCACCAAATTTATTCATATCTACAGAATTTGAATATGCAGTTAGTGAATTTAAGACCTTTGTTTGAAGAGCAGATGAAGTAGAAACTTTATTTTCATCAAAATACACTGCAGAATCAATTTCCACATATAGTATCTTAAGATCTTCAATTTTTTGGTTAATACCAGATACAGCGTATTGCTTTAATTGGGATAAAATCCTAGTTTTGTTAAATGCTGATACATATGTACCATTTTTAGGTTTAATACTAATTGTAACAGTACCAAACTCTGGTGGATCCATTTCTTCACCACCAACGACTGCTACTGACTCAGTATCTGGGTAAATTTTCTTTATTATTGCCTCATAATCCCTAGGTGTAACCGCCCTGTACTGGGAGGAATAGATTCTAGGTGCATAATACTTAATTGAACTAATAGACTCTATTTCAGACCCATTTGTGGATGCCTCAACGGTAGCCACACTAGGAGTTGATGTTAGAGTGATAGATCCCCCTGCTGCATTAACAATTCTACCTGCAAATGAGAAACTATTATTATGTCCAATACCATTTCCGTCTTCTCCATCAGTAATAATGTATTGAACAGTAATTACAGACCCATTTTCCAGTTTTTTACCAATTATTCCATCACCAAACACTACTTCATACCTTTCATCTTGTACTTCTTGCACTAAAAAGATTTCTGAGACTGAATCTACGTCTAAAATGTTAGAAACTAGTGAATATTCGATTCCAACTGACCCAGATGAGTCACTAGGCCCCTTAACATACACTTTTATAGTCGAAGTATCAATATGTGGGTTGTCTAAAATGAATCTTTGGTCTAATGAACCATCAACTGTGAAGGTTTTGTTGAGAAATGTGCCTTCTTTTAGTAAAATATTTTCAAATGTTGCTACAAAAGTGCCTATAGATGGTTCTCTTACTGGTGCAGAGATGTCTTCGGACGTTGAAAACACATGTGAGGTGTTATTTGCGTCTCCAACACACACTAAACCTGCCTTTATAGTCGCTATAGGGGTTGAATTGAGTGAAGTTATGTTTAGACCTACATCGAATGTTACTTGTGCTGTGGCTGCCGTTCTAGAACGGGGTACATAACCTATATTTCTTGCTAATGAGACGACATTTTCTCTAACTGTTGCTGAATCTAGGAAAGATTCGTTCACAACCATGTTTGAGTTGAATGCTGTGATATACGTATTATAAGCTAACGTGTCTATAAGGACGGAAAAGTTCGATCCTTCGAAGTCAAAGTCCGTAAAATTGCTATTTGCACGGAGATATGACTTAATTGAGGTTTTTATTTGATCAAAATCAAGATCTGTAAATTTAGTAAAAGGCATGTTATCTTGTTGCCTCTAAGAGGAATGAATATTCTTGTGTTGGAAACTCTTGTCCTATAATATCAAAGATAACGGTAACATCAAAAGAGTTAACTTCTGGATTTGGGTCTACCGCAACGGTTACGTTTTCTATTCTTGGTTCGAAGTTATCTAATGCAATGGCTATCTGCTGCCTTATAGTAGACGCAGTACCAAAATCAACGAATTCAAATAGACTTCTTTGGACATCTGATCCTAACAGTGAATTAAAGAATCTTTCAGTAGGAATTGTTTGCACTATATTTCTTACAGAACGACGAATTGCGTCTTCATTCTTCAATACTTGTAAATCATCTGTTACAGGATGGGGTTTAAAAGACAACGAAATATCTTTAAATCCTCTAGATATCCTCTTAATCGCCATTAGACAAAGGTTTTTTATTATTTATACTGGTTTTCCCATAAAAAAAGTGCCTCTTTCGAGACACTGCGGTTATTTTCCCTGTCCTCTGTACTTTTTACGAGCCGAGTTACGGGATGTTGCCGAATATTTTGAGTGATTTCCGTTTCCTTGACGAGTTTTTTTGGGTTTTGCCTCTTTAAGAGTATTAGTACTTGAATAAACTGCCATTATTCCTCCTTGTTAATTTTAGTTGTTACTGTATCAGGATGTGGAGAACCTGTTTTGTAGAATTCAATCGCCAAGTCCTCCATTTGATCGAAGTATTCATTCTGAGAGAGGTTTGAGTATACCTCCTTCCCATCTATAAGAATACTATATGATTCTTGTTTTCTCATGTCCTACACGCACACGTGGATCGCACCAGATTTCGAAACCTGCTTCTTTCGCATCAAGACAGAAAGAAACGTCTTCACCGCACATGTCCTGCACTTCGCCACTTTCGAAGACTTGCATTTTAGGTGCGAACCATGGATAAGGCATACCTTCGTGTTCAAATACTCCATTCTTAACAAGAAGCCATCCGAAACCTGTGTAGTCTACTGTAAAAGGTTTCTTTCTTTTCTGTATACTATCTACTGTTTCATGATTCATGACTCCACCGTTGTTACGGAAGTCATCTTCTTCTAACCAGTGAGCAACTGAAGTTGTTTTACCATCCTCTGTAGCATACCAACCTGCTGCTATATCTTTTTCCATTAAGACTAACTGAAAGAACTTCTCAGAATTGAAGACTATATCTGAGTCTATCCATAGTTGCCAGTCATATTTTAGTTTTCCATCCCATGGTAATTGTCTAGGGCCACGAAGAACGTTTGCACCCAAACATTTACAACGGGCGAAATTTACCATTGATGAATAATCTTGAGATATCTGTATACTTGCACCAGCCTGAACCAAGTCAAAGCATAGTTGTACGAAACTCTTTAAGTATTGATATGAGACTCCTCGGCCTGGTAAGCAGAAAACTATTGCCTTTCCTTTTACCAACTGCTTCGCCTTCTCATAGTCCCATTCTTGCACTTGCTTTTGTGCAGTCGGTGCTTTTGCCTTCACCGTGAATCCTTTAGCCATAAAAATTAAATTCCTTCAATTCAATCATATCACATTATATAGTCGTTGTCAATCAATCTGTGTTTTCGGTTATTATCACTTCCTGATCTACCAAGTTCCATTTAAGTTCCGTATCTTCGAACCATCCCATCTCATTGATAATTGCTTCTGGTATTATGACTTTGTACTCCCCAGTTACGTTATCGACTTCTATGGCCGAAAAAATATGTCCGAAATTTTTTTGCATTAATGAAACGACCTTACATGTTTTTATATAGGGGAAAAA